CTAGACACATATCTGTTATTCCTCTTGTTGTTGTTTTTGATTTATTAAATGATTAACAACTGACCTTTGTCCCCCTCTAAAGAAGACTTCTTTTTCAGTATCTTTTAGGTCAGCAGATTTCTCTGGGAAAATACTGTCCAAATAATCTATTAGCTCTTTACTAATTATTGGCTTTGGTACTTCTCTTTTCATTCTTAGATACTCCTAAAGTGGCACTTTTTATGTTTTCCCTCTTGTTTCTGATTTCGCCAGATATTGCCAAGTAACCACAAGCATCAATGTAATCATCTAGATTGAAGTTTCCTGCCTGTGTTCTGGCTATCTTTAGCAGGGACATTAAGTTTGCTACATCTTCTGGCAATATTATTAGGTTAAGTTTGGTCTTATTCTGTAGATAAGAACTCCACATTCTAGCAATGTTTTCATGGTTCTCTACCTTGTCCCCATGCTTATCTGCTCTATCTGTACTAACTAGCTTTTCTGTTTTCTTCAGTATTTCTGAACTGTTCATATTTGTAATCCCATAGTTTTACTTTGTTTGTTTTATAATCGTACTCGCCTTCTCTTAATATTCTGGCAAGTCTCGCTTGGTGGTAGGCATCATCAGTAGAATATTTATTTCTTTTATATTCCTCAACTACTGCTTCCCAACATTCATTTATGTTTTTCTTTTCATTTAGAACTCTAGATGCTTTAACAGCTCCAACTCCAACACAACCTTTGTAACCATCTGTTTGGTCTCCAGTTAATGTTTGAGTACAGAAATTATAATCTGCTAAATTTTCATCTACATATTCTATTTGGTCATCAATGATACAACACTGCCATGCAGGTATTGTTCTCATATCTTTATCGCCAGAAACGATTACACAATTATTTTTGTATTCGCCTGTAGCTAATAAACCTATTGCATCATCAGCTTCTAAATTTGGATAACAAATAGTGTGATGTGTTTCTTCAATCCACTTTCTCATAGCAGAATAAGAAATTGGTTTTCTAATTTTCTTTCTATGTGATTTATATAGGCTATCAATTTTTTTTCTAAAATTTTCTTTGTCTGAAAATACAATGATTGCGTCTTTAGCTTTTGTGAGCTTCCAATAAAAAGCAATACACTGTGTAAATAATTGTTTACCTTTGTGAAGGTCTGAACTTAAAGTCCAAATATCATTACCCCAGTCAATAGGTTCTTCCAAAGAGGAAGTAATCTTGTAAACTAGTAGGTCTCCATCAACTAACATTTTTTTATTTGTGTTAGCAAAGAAGTCATTCATATTTGTCATCTTTTTCTTTTCATGTAGTCGTGCTTTGTTTGCACTATGCAATTCAAAGTGTTCTTCATTTAACTCTGTCATATTTTAATCTCCTTTAGTTTTAGTATGTTTGATTTTGGTATTACTGTTGAGTTACCACCCTCATTGATTGTTCCATCTTCATTGAAGTTAATGTCGCCAATGAAAACATAAGTGTTTCTATTCGTAGATAACAACCAACCCATTGTTATGCACACTGCTGTTTTTGATTTCTTTAATTGTGGAATTGTTTCCCAGTTTGGACTTGAAATTATATCACTCCACCAAACTTTATAAAATTTGTATGGAAAATCATTCTCATCTATATCTGGTAAGATAATTTTTGTTTTAAGTAGCTTCTTCATATTTTTAAATTAAGTAAATCCTCTTTGGGAATGATGTGACCTTTGGAAGTCCAATTATCTCCACCTGCTTTAATGGGATAAGACTTCATTAGTTTCTTTAGAATTTTTGTGGGTATCAAAACCCACACATTGTTTGTGCGTTTCTCAACGACTAAACAAATTGCGTAAAACTTTGCAGTACTGACCATAATACCTGATGGCTTTCCTCTGCTCTCAATCTCTACATATACATTGCCATACTTAACAACTAGCCTATCTGCCTTACATTCAATCTGACCTTCAATAGCTTTCTGTAATATGTTTTCGTGTTTTTGACCAAACTTTAGGTCAAGGTCAAACTTATTAGTGTGTTTCACTCCAATTTGAACCGACTTTAATTTCTCCTGCTAAATCGCATTTGAAACCAAAGTAATCTTTAGTCTTATTAAATAACCCACTGGCTATACTTTTAAATTCTTCAATTTTATCTTTATGAACTACAAACTGCATTTCATCATGCACATGTAAGACCATTCTATAATCCTTACCCCAAACAAAACCTGCTTGTTGTAAATCATTATTAACTATCACTGTTCCTGCTTTAACTAGTAAAGCTCCTGCTGATTGTATTAATGTATTTAAAGAACTGTACTCAGCTCTACACATTAGTTTTCTTTTGTCTAAACCATATATCCATTTCTGATTTCTATACTTTACTGCTACTGCATTTTTTAAATTGATTAACGCAGGTAATGCTTTCTCAAAAGTTTGTCTTATTCTTTTGGCTTCTGTAAGAGAGACTTCAAGTATTTCAGAGATGCGTTCATTTCCTGCAGAATAGATGTAAGCATAAATAAAAGTTTTAGCTTTAGCACGAGTTTCCAATCCGAGTATTTGCTGATTTTTGGAATGTATATCTGCTTCAAGTAATGTTTTCGCAAAATCTCCATTGTCATAATTACACAAGTAACTTGCCAACACACGAAGCTCCAAACCAGAAAAATCAATACCACACATAACCATATTGGTAGGAGCAATGAAAAGGCTACGCATCTCAGTGCCATACTTTGAACCCTTTGCAACGACCTGTGCAAGGTTAGGATTAAAGTGCGTACAGCGACCTGTAACTGCACCATTTGTGATAACTTTTCCATGAATTTTTTTCTCCTTTGTGATTAATTTTAAATATGCTTGTTCGCCTTCACTTAGCTGACCAAGTCTTTTTTGTATTAGTAAGTGTTCTGATATTAATTTTGCTTCATCATAATGTAATGATTTTAAAACCTTCTCATTCACTTCAGGTTTCCCTGTAGCTGTAAATGATTTTGGCTTCCAACCTAATGTCTTTAATCTATCTGCAATGTGGTCTCTAGAATTAGGATTAAATATTTCAGTTCTGAATTGTTCAACAGGTACTCCTGCTACTATTCCTCTTTTCTTATTATCTCTTTTATAAGTTTTAAAACCAATAGACTTATTCCAACTACCAAAGACTGCAGAAAGTTTTTGTTCAATCTCCAGTCTTTGTTTAGTCAAGGACAAGAAAAGCGACTGAGCAGTCGTCTCGTCAAAGTCCACACCACCTTGCTCTTGTTTTATAATCCAGTGTGCAAAGTCATGTTCTAATTTGATAGCTTTTTCAGAATAATTTTTCTTCTCAATTTGTTTGTATAAAAGATAAGTTACTTCTACGTCTCTCTCACAATAGTCCTGCATATCTTGTGTCCAAACATCAAAGGTTGCTGTTTGTGCAAAGTCCCCTTTACGAAGACCTAATCTGTAACCCCAACTTTCTATTGAATGTTTACCTATTAGTTTGGGTGGTAAGTCCTTCTTAATGTAATCAACTTCCACCATGTTTGACCATATAAGTCTAGAACACAGCAATGTATCAAGGATTGCTCCTTCATATTTGTAGCCAGTTACTTTCTCAATAGCAGGTAAATCAAAGCCCATTACTGAATGACCTATAATTAAGGTAGCTTTCTTTAGTAAGTTTAGACCTTCATTGATTTGGTCAGGATTATAGGAATATACTTTTTGAGTATCTACATCTCTGAAGACCATACAATGAATTTTATCTAGGACATCAAGAAACCCATTGGTCTCTATATCTAGTATTAATTTCATTTAATGTATTTGTGTTACTGTGATTTTATTAGTGCTTGGAAGAATGTGACCCACACTCTCAATAGCATTTGTTATTATTTTTTTAGCTTCTACATCTCCACACATAATAACTGGATAAACATTCTCATATTTAATTGCGTTGTAAATCGCAGTCATAATAGTTTTGGAAGTTTCAAAAACTAACTGTTGTTGTACTTGTGATAATTCTAAATAGTCTGGCTTATCAATTAAGAAAGCTAGAATAAATTTAGTTAATATTTTTTCATTCATCAAAGTCTCCTTCAGACAAACGACCTGTCTCTTTGTTATAAATTAATGTTGATGCAATTCCTGTTTCTCCACTAAATCTATTTTTAAGAACTCTACAAATCATCATGTTACCTTCATCAACAGACTGTTGGTCTCTTTCAAAACCTATTACTGCATCTGATAACTGTGCTAAAGAATGTGAACCTCTTAAATGTGACAGCGAAGTTTGAGTACCTTCTTCATGTCCAAACTTACCTTCTGGTCTTTTCAAATGTGAAACAACAAACAATGCACAATTTAATTCTTCAACTAATTGTCTTAGCGAAGTCATTGTGTTGTCTATTAATCTTCTTTCATCTCCATCTGCTTGTCCTGAAACTACTATTGAAATATGGTCTAGGAATATAACCTTGCAGTCTAAACCTTTAACCATGTAACGAATTTTATTTAATAAATCATCTGAACTAGTTGAACCGAAGTGGTCATAAAAAGTAACATAGTCTTTTATCTTTTCCCACTCTGTAACTATTTCTTCATCAGAAGTTTCTTTTCTTACTTCAGGTATATGTATTAATTTATTTAAACCAACTGAAACAATTCCTCTAATACTTCTCTTAACACTTTCTTCTAAAGCAATGTAACCAACTTTATGTTTGTTACTAATTAAGTGATGAGCTATTTCTCTACAGACTTGTGACTTACCTGTACCTGAACCTGCACATAATAAATTTAATTCTCCAAGTCTTATTCCATTTAGTTTTGAATTTAATCCATTCCATTGATAAGGAATACTTTCAGCATAAGCATCTTTTAATAATAAATCTTTTGTATCTACACCTTCAATGATACCTGCAGGAGAGAACGCTTTCGCTTCCCACATACTATCAATAATTTTTGCACCTAAATTTGAGACTAATAAATCATTAGCATCTTTCATTGGTAGCTTAGATATATAAGCCTTTTTAACTGGTAGGATATTTGCACATTCTACTGAAGCCTTTGTACCTGCTTCATCATTATCAAACATAAGTATAATTTTTTCAAATTTACTTAACCATTCCAATTCTCTTTTAATGTATTTCTTTGCAGAACTAGCTCCTGATGGAACTGATACTACTGGATATTTATTACCTTGAACTTGTGAAACTGACATACAATCAATTTCTCCTTCAGTGATAACTACTTGCTTACCACCATCTCTCCATAGGTTCTGACCAAACAAACTAATCTTGTCTGTATCTCCTAACCACTTAAATGATTTGTCAGCAAAACGAATGTGTTGTGCTACCAAACTATATTGTTTGTCGTAGTAATTAGATATATGGCAATTCCTGCCATTATATATTCCAGTCTCATAATTAAATTTCTTACATGTTTCAGAGTTTATTTGTCTCTTAGGTAATGCGTTCACTGACCCTTCTATTAAGTCTAACATTTCTTTCCTTTGTATTTTTTGAATAGGTTGTTCTCCATTAGCAGGTACAACTGATTTGAAACCTGCTAGTGAAGTCCATTGTAAACAACCAAAACAGTACGAATGAAATTCGTATATGGCTAAATTGTTTTGGCTATTGCAATTATTGCAAGGTGCATGACGAACAAATTTTTCATCTGCTCTAATTTGGTTCTTCATCTGATTGAAGTTCCATTAGGTCAGCATCATCTGTTAGTGCATCTTGAAATTTGTAATTAGGTATATCTTCGTGAAGTAAATAATCTTGAACATCAAAGTTAGGACAAGTTTTATTTTTGTCTAAATCATAATGCCCAACAATTCTTGCATCAGGATATAATTTAACTAATCTTGTTAATTGTTCTTTTAAACTTTCCCATTGTTCTGCAGTAAAATTATCTTCAGGTAATTTCCAATCTTCTTCTAATGCTCCACCAACTAAACATAATCCAAAACTTGTATGGTTATATCCTTTGACATGAGCTTGGATTGCATCATCTTTACGACCTTGTTCATAAGTACCATCACGCTTGATTACTCCACCATAACCAATCTTTAGCCACCCTCTTTCTCTGTGCCATCTGTCTATCATTCTAGCATCAACATCTTTTTGTGATGGTCTAGTTTGACTACAGTGAATGACTATGTATGTAGTTTCATCTCGCATTTTTTTTCGCCTTTATTTCGTTAAGCCATTCTTCTGGGAATGGTTGTTTAGTTGTTTGTATGCAGTGGTACTTAAACTTAAATAAGTCACACCACTTTCCATAAGTAGTTAATGATTTCTTTCCAATCTTCGTTCTTGAATTTGAAAAGATAAATCTAATATCTAATTCTGGGTGTTGTTCTTTAATGAGTTTGTGCTTCTTCCTATCTGCTGAATTAAAAGCACCCTTTGCTTCCACAATAAACCTATCGTTTATTGGGAAGTCTGGGGTATATGATTTTTTCTGTGTAGGTAATTCGAACTTAATCTTCATACCCTCATAGACAAAATGTACTTTATTGTCTTTGAGATAATTATAAATTACTTCTTCTAAACCACTCTTTAATTCAACAGTCTTAGAAATCCGAACTCTCTTGTACTTTGGGTGCATCTGAGTTTTCGCTTTCACTGTTGGATTTGCTTTCAAAACCATCTTCTTCTTTGAAGATGTTAGTGTCTGATTTGCCTTGAACTAGTTTAATAACTTGAACAGCTTTCAATCTTAAACTCACTCCTGCACCTAACATTGGTGTGAAGTAAGGAATTTCTTGATAAGCACATTTAAGTGTTGAACCACCCCATATACTTACATCAGTAGGTAATGGATTTTTCTTGGCATCAAATAGCGTAGGTCTCTGAGAAAATTTCTCTTGGGTTTTTCTATTAACACCTGACGCTTTCATTTTTAATTTAAAGAAAACGAAATCGCCTTCTTCAGTATAAGGTTTAGGTGCTTCTTTAACTTTTTTACCCTTGTTATCTTTTTCAGCTTTAGCAAGACTGTCTAGTATAGATTTGTTTACACTTCTAACCATATCCGTAGCGTCTGATTTACTAATCTTTAAAGTAACCTTGTATTCTCCAAGTTCATTAAAACGAACATCTGGTTTTACAAGGTGGGGATAAATTGCTTCCGAAGCAACACTAACCTTTGTTGTTATTTCACTCATAGATTTCTCCTTATATTTGTTGAGTACTAACTGTTCGTTCAGTTAGCTATAAGGGGAACTTAATCATGCACTACTGCATATACCTAGATACAAAAAAATACAGACTTCTTGACTTCCTGTAAATCTAAATTTCCTTTAATTGGCATAGTAGGAAATTTCTTTAGGTTCTTTTCAGACAGCATAGCTTTCATCTCATTTGCAAAATTTAATAAAACATCTTCATTATAAATTTCACAGAAAGCATCTCTAATAGCATCTGCCATAATCCTATTGTCAGGTGTGGTACAACCAAAGCTGTCATGTATCATACTGAAGTTATCAACTCCTGCTTCTTTAGCTTTCACTACAGCTAATTGTAAAACACTTGCATCTAATGAATGAATAAAATTAGGACATACACTTTGTGCAGTTTTTCTTTTATCAATAATATTAGTTTCTGATGCAATAGATAACTTAACAATGCTATCTCCCATTTTAGTTTTAACTCTTTTACTTTCCTTTTTGTAACACATCATCTGAACTGGAAAGTTTAGTGGTGTAGACCAACATACAGGTAAGTTCTCTGAAGCAACTAGCCTTGCTATATTTTTCAGAAAATCCATAATGTCTCTAGCTTTAACAACTACATCATTTATGGCTTCCCAAACTATAGGCGTTAAGTAAGCAGTAGCTTTAAACAGGTCATCTCCAAACTCATGCTGTGTACCTCTTTCAGTAAACTCTTTAGCAACATGGTCTTCTAGATATTGTCTGCAGGAATACCTTGTAAGTGAATAAGGTAAACACATCACAGGTTTCTTACATATCTTTCTGTCTATTTTATAAGCTAACCATTTGGTTGCTAACTCATCAGTT